TATCTAGTATATTGTAGCCATTTGCTACACTATCATAATCTTTAATATATTGTTCTTCTAAAATAAATCTATCCTCATTTTCTTGTAAGAAATGCAAAATATGAACTTCAAAAGAATCTTCTCCATATAAATTATAAGCTCTTTGTAATTTTGGAGAGTGATGACTATTATGTCTTAGATAGTATCTATGGCGTTGAAATCTGTCTTTCATGTCAATACAACTTCCAATATACCATTTACAGCTCTTTGTATTTTGAATACCATAAATTACAGGAATTCTTAAAAAAGATTTTGTCTCATTTAATTTCATAATCTTTACAATTTTAATAATTGCAAAGTTATGAAAAGGTATCTACTTTATCTTATCTATAAATATCCTGCTAAGGTATTCTTAGAGTACTCCTATATACGAATTATTTACATTTTATAGTATTCTCTTACTCTGCTATCTACTAACTTAAGACTGTTAGGAATCTCAAAGTCATTGAAGAGACCTAATGGAGTTTTTGCTGATGAGTGGTTAGCCTTTGTTTGGAAGAAATACTTATTAGCACCATCATCACCATATTCTACTCTTGTCATAAGGACAATAGGATAGAAACCTTCTGGCTGAGTCTTTGTAAGTTTCTTGCCAATAACTGAGAATACCATTTTCTCTGTACCATCTTGCTGTGTTTGAAACATAGTGTGACCAAAGATATAGGCAATTTGGTCTTTGCGAAGAGTAGTATTACAGAGGATATTAAGCTCAATAATATCATTTGCCACATCTCTCCATTGATCAAAAGTCATTTTTCTGCGGTCATTAAACTCCTTCATAGCAAGATAGATGTTTACTGTATCAATAGCTACAGATTTGATGCTTTCTGTCTTAGCACAATATTCAAGTGCCTTCTTAATACCTGCAAAATCCGTAGGTTCTATATAATTCTTATGTTCTGTGTCCCACATACCTCCTGGGAAAGGAAGAGTTTTTCTATCAAGGTTAATGATAAAATGACTCTTTGGATCCATACCTTGATAATGTTCAAGGTCAAACTTGCCATCTGGATTAATGATAGTAGATGTTGTCTTACCATCACCAGAGGCTCCTAAAATTGCAATAATTGTTGCCATTTTTTTTTCTACTCTTTAATTAAATTGTTATTGGACTGCAAATATACTTAGGATAAGTATCTTAAGTATCTTGCTTTTGATTTTACTATGTTAAACCAAGAAAGCTACTTAGATGTATTCTCTTGATTCTTTTTGATTAACTGATATACCTTGTTAAGTTGCTCAATATTGTCATACTTTGGAAGTGGTGCATAATATCCTGTCGCTCCATCAAAATACATACCAAGGATGGCATTACTTTCTCCATCTCTTCCTTGTACAACCTCCAAGAATTTTGCATAGCTTTTTAATTTGGTTATGTCATAATGCAAGTAATCTTTTAATTCCCAAGCATACGGTGAAGTTATACCTAAAAATAGGTCTGCGTCGCGTGAGGTGTCTTGGCAATCCAGTAACCCTTTCTGTGAGGGACGAATTTTATTTGCCTTAAATGCCTCAAGTGAGTTGTTCTCAGAATTTTGCTGTTGTACTACTACTGGTATATAGTTGAATTTATTACGAACTATCTTAAGATACTCGGATAATTTTTTGATAGAGTTTCTTAAGTCCATACCACGTTCTGTGCTAATTACACTTTGTTATCCTACAGGTTTTTTATCCTATAGTTCTTATGGTTTCCCATAAGGTCGGCATATATATTCACCCTCCTTAGGTAAAAAAGGGTGAGGAACACTCTTGGGAGAATTATATTCATTCATCTCCTATGCTCTACACTACTTAGTAGCCTTTCGCAATCCACTAAGTTAGCTCGGTATTTTCTTAGGTCTTATATAATTGAACAGCTCTTTGTTGTCTTCAAATACTTTTCTTTTTCTTTCCATGTATATATTGCAATTATCATAAAGATAATGATAAAACTTTTTTATTGAGTCTTTCTTGCGAATGAATAATCTATACATATCAAAAGTACAAATACAAGTTCCTTCTGGAACTCTCATTGTTTTACCTTTCCTATTTTCTTTATTAATAGTACAACAAATGTCATTGGCTTGTAACTGTTGCTGAAATTCTTCTAGAATACTTGTAGTAACACAACAAATATTGGACTTGAAAAATTTTACATTATTATTATTACAGACAAATATTGTACCATCACCGTCAAAGTAACCTCTAATGAAATGTCTAATTAAAGAATCCTTCATTTGAGGAATATGTATAGGTTCTCCAGTTTTAACTTTTCCAAGTTGCTTTAAATTTTTACAAGCAATATCTGAAGATATTACAAAACCAAAACCATTTGATTGTTCTTGAATAGTTATATTTGGAGAAAAATAGTTTTTTACTCTTTTCAATAATGTTTTATCACTTCTTTTTAATTTTAGACCTATTTGCATATGACTAGTATATCCATCTGCAAATAATAGTCCTGTAATATATGCTTGTTCTTCTGTTTCTATAGACTCAAAGTTCCAATTTAAGGTTATACAATTTATTCTAGTTAAACTTCTCTGCACACCCTTAGGTCTAATTGGAATATTATGAATTTTAAATTCATAATAAGCATCAGTATGATACTTCTTACTTAAATCTTTTAGAGAGATATTAGTATTGTTGTATTCATCTACTAACATTTGAATAAACCTTGGGTCTCTAGGAGCGCATATTTTATACTCCATGTAACTTTTATCTTCCATACTTATATAGTTTATAATTATGGTACAAAGTTACATTAATTGAAACAGAAACTAAAGTACTTAATAAAACCCTTAAAATCCACCGACTTTGCTCCTTAATAATCCTAAACATTACTGTTAAGGACGGCTAATTTCTAACCCTATATGGTCTATAATGCACATTACATATTCTTCTGGATTATTTGGTTCATAATAGTCAAACACTTCCTTATCATACCCTTTTACTTTCTTCTTATGAATAGTTCCATTGGCTTCTGCATACTTCTCCAATGTATGATAGATACCTGTTGGATTCCTATCCACAATAAAATCTACATGTTCTTCATAAAAATTAAGTATAGATTGATATTCAAGAGTATTTAATAACTCAAGTATATCAGCAGAAAGTATTCTTCCCTCATCTACAGATTTAAATGTCTTAATGTCTATCCTTATTTTACCTCCTGATAGCTTATATAGTAAATAGCAAATAAACTTGCCTGTAATATTTTCAGCTTTCTCTTCAAGAAGAGCATAGAATATCTTTACCTTAACTAACTCTGGATGTTCATAAGCATATAAGATTGTATTATAGAGGAATAAGAAATTTGTTATCTTAGACTTAGAAGCTTTAGCACTTCCCGACACTAAATAATAAGTACCTAATTCCACTCCCGGAAAGTCATATCTAAAGGTCTTGAAAGGAGATGGTATGCAATTAACTTTTCCACTAAGAATCCTTTGTCTTCGCTCTTCTGCATTTTGTAATACTCTTTGAACTAAACTCATAATCTAATTGTTATTGTTCCTGCTGATGTGATTACCTTGATTACATCCCTTCCTATGGTATGTTCCTTTAGATTGCACATCATCTCTTGAAGAGTAGGGTAGTATGGGTCTAGAATACCTTTCAATGTTTCCTTATCCATGTTAGTTCCTACTATTCATTAACCAATCGTCACCATCAACAATATCCTCTGCTTTCTCCTCAGTCTTATTTTCCAAGAAGGTAGCCAAGTCTGAAAGTTGCTCAACATGAACCTCATCATCCTCCATGAGCTTCCTGTCGTCCTTGATGATGAAGTACTTGGCAAGTCTCATGCCTCTGTACCCCTTGGGTGCATAGGTAGCCACATACCTCTTGGTGGCATCAATGATTTCCTCGTCAGGAACATCACCATAGATTGTGAGGAACTTCTTTAGCTTGTTCTTAATCTCTGTCTTGTTGCACCTGAAATAGAAAGGTGTATCCTGTCCATAGGCATTCACCATCTTCTGCTTTGGGAAGCATTCCTGTACCTTGACAGCCAAGTTCAACAATCTCTCGTCACTGAGGTCAATGCCATTATTGGCAGCATCACAGAGTATACCCTCTACAACATCATTCCAATGTTGTGTGATATAAAGCTCACCATCCTTCTGGACAAGCACTTCCCTTGAGACAAGATTATTCACCACTTCATTCACCTTACCCTCTCTCACTATCAATGCCAACAGGAACTCCTGCAATGTGAGCTTGTTCTTTAGGCAAACTCTTTCATTCAATGTAATCTTCATAGTTAAAAGTGATTTTCAATATAACTTCTCTGATTTTGAATCTGTGCTTTCATCTTATCCAAGGCTTTTTCCAAGGCATTGCTCATCTGGGACAATCCTTCCTTGTATTTAAGAAGAATCAGCTTGAACTTGACATAAGCCTCTTTTTCAGCCTTGGCTCTCGCCAACCTCTTACCCTTCTCAACATCAAAGATGTCACCAGCATCTTTGTTGACTCTTGCTATTCCAACTGTGGTAAAGCTATGTCCACCAACTATGTCCTTCAAATATAAGGGAGTGTTGAACTCTGCAATGGCGGTTACCCCTCCCTTTTTTTCCATTTCCCTGGAAGTGATAACCATTCCCACC